TCGGAGATGTGTATAAGAGACAGGTGCGGGGATTCGAACCCCGGACAACTTGATTAAAAGTCAAGGGGTCAAAATGCTCTCAAACCGCATAAACTCAATTGTCTTTAATTTTGGTTGGAACGAAAATGGAACATTTCGTAACCAACGATGATTATAATATCACATCATTTTCGACATTGCAAGCATTATTTTTAAATTTTTATGTAAGTTGCTGAACAATACCCTGTCTTACCGTTGATAGGGTATTTAACTTTATGCCACTTGCTACCTTTTTTAAGAATCCGTACCGTTGAGCCTTTAGGCATTGTGCAAACAATCTTAGCTTTTGTACTAGCACTCTTTCTAAGGATAAGCGGGTCACTTTTTGTAACGACTTTTCCATATACTCCTGCTTTCTTTGTTTTTTTCGCTGTGGTGCCTGCAATGTCTGATTTAAATTTGTTCCATCCCTTGTTATTCTTTCCAATCCATGGGTCTGGACAGTCCTTGCCGTTAACATCCCAGTGTCGGATAACGTGATCTGCATCAATGTTATACTTTTTCATGTAGTATGTAACTAGCCACACTAAATCCTTGTACACATCTGCCGGTACACCACCTACGCAATTGCACATTTCAATGCTTAAGCTGTTTGCATTTGTAGCAACCTTGTATTTGCTACCTGCACCATTTTTTAAAGTATAACATCCACCTACTGCCCATGCTACTCTCTTAAGAGATACAGATTTATATACAACTCCACTACCATCAATAAAACAATGAGCAGAAGCGTGTCTGTTTGGTCCTTGAAAATATTTGCAGTTATTTAAGGCTGTATCTCCTTTGTTCCCTGTAAAATGCACAACGATATATTTAATATCACTTAGCTTTCTAGTTCCGCCGTAATTGGAACTATGAGCAAATTTGTTGATAAATTTCATTTTATTCCACCTCTTTGTGTGTATTTTCTGTTAAGTCAACAGGTCCTTGATAATCTGGGTCTACTGCCTGTCCTAATTCTTCATAAGACATTGCGTTGACACTATCCCCGATTCCCTTTGTTGTTGGGTCCACCAATACCCCGACAGCCACTAAGATATTAAGGATGATACCTACAAGCTGTGATACTGCATCCTGTGCTATTGGTGCTGTGATACCTAAGATTCCAAGAATCTGGTAGATGAATGCAATTAAGGCAGAAGCCAATGCTACTAATGTTGCTTTATTCTTGAAACGTAATTTAAGATTCATAGTTTCTCCTTTCACTATATGTAAAAATATGTTATTATGTTTCCAAATCATTTATTGTAATTGTTTTCATCATATAAACCCTATTACCCTGTTACCCATGTAGCAAATACGTTAAGCCACGCACCTGTTTTAATAGTTATGCCTTGTGATTGATTTGTTCCATATCTTTCAACTTTACATATCCCTGTCGTTCTGACAGTAAGTAAAAACCTGTTAAGTCCACTTCCTTGACATAGAAAACGACTTTCCTGTGATGGTGCAAATTTTTTATCAAACGTTAAAATACTATCGTGTGTAGACCATGCCGTATTATTTTTTAACGTTCCCTGCAAAAATACAATATTTCCAATTTTCCGTACTCTTGCGTTTGAATTACTTGTGTATGGAACGATGCCATTTCCGTATTTACACTCAATCCATCCTGTGTCCTCTATAATGTCTTGCTTTTTGTCTATATTTTCGGACAAATTTTCTACATTTGTTGACAAATTCCCAACATTTTCGGACAAATTTTCTACATTTGTTGACAAATTCCAAACATTTGTTGACAAATTCCCAACATTTGTTGTTATATCTTCAATTTGAAGTCTCTTTTTCAAATACTCTGAAAGATTTGAAACCTTTACTTTTTTTGCATCATTCCCACCGATGATTAAATATACATCATCCGTGGGAATTTCCTGTTCTGGCAAATCATTAATTAATATAAGAGGTACATTAACCGCCATAATATCACTCCTTAATCATTCAGTTTATTATCTTTGATAAAGTCTCTAATAGCTTTAATATGTTCCCTCAGTTCATCGTCAACAACGTAAAAATTGCCCTTATTATTTCGGCTGATTGGCTCTCCTGTGCTATCGTTAATCTCGTTGTATGTATAAGTCACTCTGTCTCCACCGTCAATGTTTAATACCATAAAACTGCTAAGTTGTTTCATTTAACATTTCCTCCTGTTCTTTAATTAAAGAATTGATTTCGTCAATATATTCTTTCTCATAATCTATCGCAACTTCTTTATTTTCATCTTGGTATTCTTCTAGCCTTTCAAATTCGTAATCTCTTTGAATTGCTTTAATTTCCCATGAGAATTTGAGATTTTCAGTACCTTTTACAGTAAAATAAGTAGGTGTTTTTTCTTCTACCCATAAATCGCCTTGTCCCTCTTTCTGCAAGAATACTTGGTACTCAATACCAGTGTTTACCGTTTCTGCAAATATATCATCAATGCTTATATAACATTCTCCAGTTTCATCGGTTTGTGCCGTTCCAATATCTCCAAACATTGGAGTTGCTGTCTCATAGCAATACTGTGAACGAATATCGTAATTTTCAGTATCAACTATTCTCTTTTTCGTCCCTGTGCACATAAAATCTTTATGAACAGTCAAATTTCCACCAGAAATATCTACATTTCCATCAGAAATATTTACATTTCCATAAAATGATGAATCCAAGTCAGAAACAAAAAGTTCTTTTCTTTCTCCTATACTTACAGAAAAGTGACCTTTTTCTGTACTGTTTAATCCGTGAGATATTAATATGCTTTCATAATCTATAGTTGTCTCTGTTGATTCCTTGTCAAATGGCGTACCAACACTATTTTCTGAATTTTTAACTTTTATACGATCGTGTCTTACTATTGAAGCTTTTCCTGTCCCGTCCTTATTTTTAGAAACGTACATTCCATCATTGAATAATTCTGGCAGCAAGCATATATATGATTGTGGAGTTTTATCGTCTGATAGGAAATAATTCGACACCAAAATTCCTCCAGTGTCTACCGTCACAATTTCTTGATCCCACATATTGTAAACATGCAGCTCCCCGTTTCCATAAGTTTCGTTTTTACCTCCAAGGTTTAATACTCCACCTCTTGAATATGTAAAGTTGATATACAGTTTTCCGTCAGACCCACGATAAATACCTTGCCATGCTCCGTCATTGGTTAGAAGATTAAAGATTTCTTCATGTGTCAACGCATCAACATCTATTGCAACAGGAATTGTCTCAATGTCAAGAACATCTGTAAATCCACCTGCCGCATACATCGTACATCTAAGTGCTGCTACATCTCGAGGGATACCGATTGCTTTATTGCTTGCTGCTTGAATCGCTCCGCCATTCGTTGTTGCAAGAGCACCATATAGGCTGTGAGTGATTGATGTTTCATCTGCGGATGAAGTATAAACAGTTTTGTATGTGTCTCCGTCAATCGTTTCCTCAATCTTAAATCGGCATTTATATGCTGTTCGTGCTGTTGCTGTACCATCACGATAATAACCAGACAGTGTAATATAGTTCGGCACCATTGAGCTGTCCGCTGATCGTTTGATGATTCCTGCGGATGGTTCCATAAAGTAGGTTCTTCCTGCACTTCCTTGATCACCCTTTTCTCCTTTTGCTCCCATTTTCCCGATGGAATATGTTGTGCTTGTAGTATTGTCAGAGTACGTATATATGGTTCTTGTCCATAGATACTGATTTTCTGCAACGTTTGGTGGTGTTTTGCTCCATGTTCCTGTTGGTGCTACCGTTCCGCTGTTGGATGCTTGATAAGTCGTTTCAGAACTCGTGATACTTCTACCGCTTGCTCCTGTCTCTCCCTTATCTCCTTTAGCACCTGTTTCTCCGGGGATACCACTCTTTAATTTAGCAATATCAAATCGTTTTGTAACAGAATATGTATTAAGGTAATTAGCTGTAATATCTACCCATCCAACATCTGTTGTTAATCCTATTACAGTATAAGTGTGTGTTGAACCATTCCAAGCACCTACGACACCGCTTGACTTCTGCACGTTATAAGTACAGTCGTTAGATATATCGGTATGACCGTATAAAACCTGTGCTGTCGTGTGGCACTCTGGAAACGTTGTGTACTCTCCCTTATAATCTGTCGTGATTGCTTGGTAATCGTTGTCCAGATTGATAAGCATAGCACGAGATTTTCTTGCTTCTGACAGTGCTTGTTTTGCTGTTTCATCGTCCGTATATTTATTAAGCTTCTGCCAGTCGGATTCTACGAAACTTGCACCCTCTCCCCTTGCCACAACGCAAGTAAGGATGTCTCCGTTCTGCCCTTGATTCCACATATCCCCAGTACCATAAGGCGGTGTAGGCTGTACTACAAATACACGGCATTTACTATCTGCCGTAGACTGTGCAAAAGATGCTGTCTGTAATGCTTTTGTAACGTCAGTATCTTGTACTAACTGCCATTTCCATGTGTCTCCGTCTTTGAAAAATCTGTAGGCATATCCCTTAGATTTCCAATAGAACAAGTCTCCCTCATGCTTCTTTTTATCATCTTCTGTTGTCCAGTCAGAGGCAGGGATATTGTTTAGCTTTGGTTCGTAGTCGTAGTAGAACGTCTCAATCTGTCCGTCTATCTGGTTCTGTAGATCAGCTACACTTTTTGTAACTGTTTCTGCAAAATCTGATACCTTACCATCGGCATAGTTTTTAGATTCTTTCACTGCATCACTGATTGCTTCTGGTGCTGATTTACCACCGATTGTGACGTTATCCCCAGAAATCTTTACAGTACCAGTCTCCATATCTGCATAAAAGATAATGTTTCCAGACTTATCTTTGACTGTTAATGCACCAGTAATGATATAATCTGCGTTGATTCCCTCTGCATAAAGCAACCTTGCTACCATTTCCCCAGTAATCGTAAATCCATAAGGATATGTTTTACCACCGTCAATAGAAAAACCAATAACCTCTGCTGTCAATTTGATAACATTCTTTGATTCTTTCATTGTCGGTTTATCATGCAGGTAATATATTGTTGAGCCATCCAATAGCACTTCCTGTGTTGAATACATTCCATTACTATTTTTTAATGCTTCTTGCATCTTACCTAAAGCATTTTGACGGTTGCTTTTTTCTCGTTCGGCAAATTCTTTGCTTTTAATGATTGCTTTCTGATCACTTGATGTGTAATTGCTTTGATTTCTCATTGGAGATTCTGCACTGTTTTGTAGTGTTGTATACCCAAAGAATACAAAGTTTACATCTGTTAATACTGAATAGAAACTTTTCCCTTTCCAGTCTGTAATCTTTATCTTGTCTCCAAACTCTGCAATTGGATAAGAAATATAATCCATCGTAAATCCACGAAATGTTACATCCTTGAATCTTTCATAAATCCAAGAAACTAATGTCTCTTCATGACCTGCAACTAACGGATTCTCTATTTCTAAAACGTAGCCATCTGAACCGTATTTGACTAATTCTTCCACATCTTCTTCATTTTCGTTACCATCTTCATTGGTTATTGTCTTAGTGACAGTCTTTGTCATTTGTACACCTGTTACCTGCACATCGTTTGTATCACTTGTTAAAGAATCATAAGCTTCGATATCGTGAATATTAGTACTGTAGTCAAAATCATATGTAATTATCTGTAGATGTCCTGTGCGGTCAATTCTTGCATTTCCACAGGCAATCATAGAGATAAATCCAATGATCTGTCTAAATGTGTATTCATCCGATGGCATAGACGGAATCTGAAAATCATTATGTAAAAAGTTACTGTCTCCAATTAAAATACCGCAAGTAGTACAAGCATCTATCAGCACATTCTTTGCTGTTGCAGGGAACGTCAATGATGTACTATATGCTTTATCAGACTTGTACATATCATCATATCCCACGATTGTTACTACATTGCCGTAGTTTTCTGGTTGTGTGACTGTAAATGTACCATATTCAATTTTTTCTGTTGTAGATGATAATTCAAACGTCAGATATAGTCTGATTTTTGCTCCAAAGAAATCATAATCAGATAAGTGATCATCGTCGTTCATGATTTCTAACTGTACGTTTCTGCTAAGGGCAACTCCTAAAGGAATAGAGTTTGCCCCCGCAGAATCAACCAGACTATTGTTATCTATTGAAAAATCATCCTCTGTCAGTTCTAAAACTGTGCCATTTGCAAGTGTAACTTCTGCATACTCTTTAAAATCCTGTCTTTCTGACATTAGAGTTTTAAACTCATTACTTACATTTATCATATCGGGTTAACCCCCTGTGCATTGAACGAAAAACTAGATAATTTCTCTTTGTTTTTCTCCAATGTTTGTATTTTTATGTCCGATACCTGTCCGACATAAAACTTTGCCGTTCTCCATTCATTGTGATACACGGAAAAATAATGCAAATCAAAAGGTTTTCCTTTTGCTACCATTTGCAGGATTTTTGAAGCTTCTGACATTGGAATATCCGTAGCTGTATACGGAAAACGCTCTACCGTAAACATCGGTGTAAATTTCCCTTTTCCAGACTGTGCCCTTGTTGAACCTTGCGTATACGTGGTTTCGAGTGCTACAGCTATGTCACAATCTGGTTGCCATATTTTCACACCGTTGATTTTTATATAATCTTGTGCCATTTTTACTCCTTTCTACGCAAGACTGAATGGGTTTCTACCGTTACTCATTTGTCTTAGTTTCGCTTCTTCGATAAATTCATCAAATAACGTTCTGCGATTGATTTGTGCGGTAAAGTGATAATCTCCACCATTGTTACCGTTATTGTCTGATTCTAAATCTTTCATAACTGCTAATAGCTGTTCAAGTAAGTTAATTACGTCATTATTATTGCTGTTTGTACCACTCTGTTTCTGTGCGATCACTGCGGATGCTTTTGCAGGTATAATCTTACCAGTTGCAATCTCCGGTGTTTTAAATGGTACACTTGCCAACTCTTTAGACTGCTTCATAAAGGTTTTTATTGTATCTGGGAATGCTCTTTCCAGACCAACACTAATACCTGCGGGTAGCATCTTTCCAACCTTATCTCGCATTAATCTTGATGGAGAATGGATTCCAAAGAAACTCTTTACTGAATCAAACGCTTTGCTTGCAAGACTTGTCATTTTATCAACCAAAATCCATGCAAAATCTCCAATACCTTTTGCTATACCTTTTACAATGTTTTTTCCAACACTTAACCAGTTCACTTTTGTAAACTTATCTTTCATTTTCACTACTGCATTTTTTGCTTTAGTAGCTAAACTACTAGGTAAGCCTTTAATTCCATTGACTGCATATGTAATAATTTTCCTTGCGGCTGTCTTTACTATTGATAATTTACCAGTGATACCACTTCCAACATTTTTGACACCATTAGTACCTATTTCTTTTAATTTGCTAGGCAAATTTTTGATACCATTTACAAGGCTGCTATATACGTTTTTTATTGCATTGACTGCATTAGATTTTGCACCCATGATACCGTTCTTAATGCCCACAATAAGACTTTTACCAAGTGACAACCAATCATAAGCTGCAAACACACTAACGATTGCCATGATAATTTTTGGAATACTTGCAATAAGTGTAGGAATTGACTGAATCAATCCTTTAATCAATATCGCAATAAGTTTCACACCTGCGACTAAAATTTTAGGTGCATTATCATTGATTACACCTGCAATGTTAATCACGATTTCAGGAACATTTTTGATGATATCTGGCATGGCATTAGCTATACCTTTAGCAAGATTTAACATAAGTTGAAGACCAGAATCTACTAATTTTCCTGCATTGGTTCTTAAGTTTGCAGTAAAATTGGTCAGTGCTGATAATCCTTTACTGATAAACTGCTGTGTACCATTTGTGATACCTTTTGCTAAATTATCCATAAAGGACGTTCCAAGACTAGTTAAGGCATTGAGTGCTTTACCTGCAACAGATATTGCTTTTACTAAGATTCCTACCCAGTCAATTCCAGTCAATAGCTGTGCTAATTTAGTGCCTAGCAATGACCAGTTTGTAGTATCTAAGGCATTTTCCAGTGTTGTAAGTATTCCGATTGCCAGACCAGAAAGTCCAATACTAATAGAATTAACATCTAACTGTGCTATCGCACCGTTTAATCCCTGCCCAATAGATTTACCAATTGTATCCCATTTAAGGGTATTTACTGCACCTGCGAGCATCTGAAACGGAATGTTGATACGGTTAGCAAACAACCGTCCTACATTAGACCAGTCAACCTCATTGAACATACCATTGATTCCAACACCAATTTTTGCCCCTAAGTTTTTCCAGTCAATTCCCTCAATCAGAAGATTAAGAGTGTTAACAATTGTATTAATACCTGCACCTACAGTACGTCCCATCAAATCCCAATCTATGTGATCTACAAGACTATTGAACGTCCGTGTAAATGCATTTACAAAATAAGTTATCTTTGGACCTACATTATTCCAGTTGATCGCATCATAAATCTTTTGTAGACCTTTGTTGATACCGCTAGCAATATAAGCTCCAAGTCCCTCCCAATCCTCTTTCTTTATGAGGTCCTTAATCTTCTTAGCAATGTCTGCAATGGAAGATTCAATAGGAACTTTCTCAAACATATCTCCAATGGATGGACCAGTGTAACCACCGCCACCACCTCCACCGCCTGCGGATGGGGTAGAAGAACTAGGGGTATCGTTATCTTTCTCTTTCTGGTACTGTCGGACTTCATCAAGTCCAGAAAGATAAGTCTGTATCTCTTTATTTGCTTTTTTCGTGGCTTTTGCGTTATTCTTTGTGGCTTTTGCCGCCTTATTAGCACCACTGGATGTTTTATTCAATGATGCCGCATAATCTTCTTGTACGGCTTTCGCTCTTGTAAAAGATTTCTGTCCTGTCAGTGCAGCTATAAACATGCCTACATACGTGATCGCTTTCGATAACATATTCATGAATGCCGTTAATATAGGTGCAACTACGGACAAAATCGGTGCAAATGCTGTTGCCAAACTGTTTTGTAACTGGGTTAATGCTGACATCATAGAAGATATCGAAGCATTAGTAGCTGACGAATACTGTGCAAGGTTATTGATACCTGTCATGATTCCGCTGTTAACTTTAGAAATCATTCCAAAAACGGTAGAATATAATATACTCATACCGACCATTCGACCAATAGAAAAGCTTGCATTATTAGCACTGTTTGTTGTGCTTGTGAAGTTCTGTGCCAGTCCACCAAGACGTTTTCCAAGTCCAGATACGACTCCGCCCATCCTACTAAAGATAGATGAAATACCGCCTGTCTTTGTCTTAGCACTGTCCGCAGACTGACTGACATTCTTAAATGATGAACCAAGCCTACTATTTGTGTTAATAAGTCCTTTTTCTTTTGCATCTGTCTGTGTTATTTCTTTGTTTAAGGCATCCAAAGCTTTTTGACTTGCACTAGATGCCGTGGCAGAATATGCACCAGTCATAGGGGCTGTCTTGATCGCAGGTGTTTGTACTGCTCCACCACCGCTTTCTAACTGACGTTTTTTAGCAATCAGTGAATCGTACTGCCTGCCTAACTTCTCTGCCGCACTCTCCAATGCCATAAAGGCAGGAGAACTTGTAACACTTTGATTTCTTGCAAACAACTCTTGCTGAGTCTGTGCCACTTGATTAAACTGTGCTTCTACCTGCTGTAGTGTCTGTTCAAGAATCTGATAAGCTGTAGTGTTGATAGGGCTGTCACTTATCTTTTGTTGTGCCTGTACTGTCTGCTCCAAGCTGTTATTTAATAGTTCTACCTTTGTTTCTGTGCCTGTGATCTCTGCATTAAGTTTAGCTAATGCGTTAGCACTTTCCTCGCTTGCCAGACCTGTTCTACCTGTCAGCTTTCCAGTCTTAGGCAGTCCAGTGTTTCCTGTTGTAGATGTTTCCAACTGCTTCTTTTTTGCAATCAACTGTTCATATTGCTGATCTAATTTAGAAGCGGCACTCTCCATTGCTTGAAATGCAGGGGAAGAAGTAGCACTCTGATTTCTGTTAAATATATCCATCTGTGCTTTTTCTAACTCTGCAAGCTTCTGTCCTGTACTTTCTATAGCTTTATCTAACGTATCTAGTGCATTAGATTTAATATCTATGCTTTCTAGCTTCTTTTCTGCCTGTGCGGTCTTTTCCAGTTCCTCAGCAACGGTCTTTGCTTTTTCTTCAAAAACATCCATATCTTTTGTATCTGGTGCTTTTATACCGCCACTTATGGCTTTTTCCATTGATTTCCCAATGGTTTTTACTTGATTGGATAAACGTTTTAAAAGGGATGCGATTTCTTTCACACTTGCTTTTGCTTCGGTTGTATCAATTTCTGTTTTGATATAAATACTTCCATCCGCTTTTTGTGTAGCCATTCAATCACGCCCCTTTCCCATTCAGTAAATCGTTCAAACGTTTCTGTTCTTCTAATTCCTCTTCGGAATATTTAACATCTAGGTCAATAAGCGTTTTATTTTCTTTGTAGAACTCTCTTTCCCAATCTTCCAGTTTCTTTCCTTTGGCTTTCTTCATGCGAACACTAAGAATCTGCGAAAACAAAGACTCCCCAATTTCCATGTAAGCTCCTAAAAAAGTCCACCAATGTAAATACTGCATAGCTCGTATTTCTTTTCCAAGTACACGGTTAACAGATGGGATGATAACTGGTGCATCATGTTCCCAATCCATCACATGAGGTTGTTTCTTCCCATCGTCCTTGATACCCATGTCAATAAATTCGATGGCTTTTTCAATAGCTTCTTCATAGTCTTGTGGTGGCATATTTCCAAAATCAACGTATAAAATGGTAAGGCAAACAATCCACTTTTCATCGTTCTCAAAGTCTGGGTCATTAAATGTTTTTAAAATGTCCAGAATTGCACGAAAATCTGTGCGTATTTCATAATCTATGCCACCAACTACTATGGATGTAGGAAGTTCCCAAACTTCCATTATTTGTGATATTTAGACGTTGCCCTTTTAATTTTCGCCTGTTTCTTTTTGATTCTCTGGTCTGTTACCTGCTCAATAACGTCCGCAATCTCAACGATGATATTCTCAATAAAGAAATCTCCACTTTCTGTTAATGTCAGCGGATTGCAGATAGCAAAAACAGATTTAGAAGCTTTAGAGTTGAGTAAGTAATCAATCTGTTCTTCTAATCTGTCGGATAATTCCAGAATATCTTTTTCTGTTGCATCTTCTGGTACTTCCATCTTTTCAAGATTTGCAACTACCTCTTCGTATCTTCTAATGATATTTAAATCAACAGGATTGAAAGAAAATCTTCCAATCTCTGCATCATCTTCATTGGTCAGTACCACATTTAAGGCACCAGTTTTGACTTTTCTTCTTAATTCTTCCATTGCTTAACCCCTATTTCCCTGTGCTTGATGCATTTACTGAACTTGTAGCTGCTGTAAATTTACCTGTTTCAACGTTGTAAGTACCTTTTGTACGTTCTCCAACATAATTGACGGTAAATGGAATCTGATAACCAGATGTATCCCCACCGTATGATGTAGGTGTTACATAACATTCCTGCTGATATGCTTCATAAGCTCCACTTGTAGCTTCTTTCCACATATGCACTTCTACAGCATTTGTCTTTAAGTTGTCGTCTGTGTAACGATTATCAACAATTTCCTGCAATTTCTGTGATAATACAGAGTCAGCTTCTGCATAATAAGGGTCAGCTTCAGAAGATACTTCGTATCCGTTATGTTTAAAAGTTGATTCTCCGATGATGTTTTTAGATGTTTCTGTGTCTGGATTTAGTTCGACATTGTACTCTTCTAAGTCTTTTCCCAGACGTTCATAACCAGATGTTCCGCCACAAAGTGAACCAGAATCTAAGAAATGAGCCATATATTTACGTGCAATTTTACCTGTTGTAACTGCTGCCATTTTGATTCTCCTTTATCTTTTCAAGGTTAGTGATCTGCTCCATAATGCAGACCAGTTAATGTGTTATCTATCTATCAAAGTCATTTTGGTATCGGGCAGAAATGTTGATCGCCCAATTCTCAGACTTGTTTTCGTTTGTGCTGTCCAAATATGCAGGTGTCTGTCTGTCAATCGTTAAAAACTTTCGATTACCTGTCAGAACTGGATATTCTTCTAGCTTATATGTATTGTCTTTAATCGTGATTGTTTGTTTTTCTAACCATTTGCCAAGGTTGTCCAACCACTCCTTAATATCTGCTTTCCTCTTTGGTTTTGTACCGCTTGCACGACATATCACGCAAAACGGATACAGACATACCTGTGTGACATGTCCTGTGATACTCTCTTTTTCTGATTCAATCACTGCACCGCTTACTGGGAACATTGCTTTTCCGCTTGCATCATCTAATGTAGAAAATGCAATTTCGTCTCCCTCTCTTAATTCTGGGAATTGATTTACCAGTTCTTGCAATGCTGTTGTGATCACGTCAAAACCATCAATGTCGTACTTGACTGCTTTCTTTTCTTCTGCCATTAACTTCCCCCTGCCTGCTTCTTAACATGAGTAACCCATGCTTTACCGTGATTCTTCTTTGCTGTTTCAAACCATTTTGGAGTAGCTTTAGGATTGGAATAGGACAGGTCTTCTTTTGCATTGGTTTGTCCTGCAAATTCAGAAACAAGAACCTTTCTTGCCCCTTTTCTCGCCCACGGAGACCCTGTTAATTCGTCAACCATACCTTTACCATAGTACAAGAAACGTCCCATCGGTCCAGTACCTGCACATACCATTCCAGTACCTGCAAGAGAAGCACTTTTTGCTCTCGTTACGTTAATGAATGTGCCTGTTTCATGTGGCATATAAGGGATCATATCGGTCATAATTTGACTATCTAGCCAAAACTGAGCATGCTGTATCTGGTCGTCAAATCTTTCAAGGCTGATATTTGCAATCATGTTAGATGTATTTATATTGACATTTCCTAATTTTTTCTTAGCCATATAACCACCTACTTAGCCATTACTTCAAAATGTGGGATTATGTCGTAAAAGGCACTTCCAGTTATTGCAAAGACATAATCATACTTAAGTTTCATCTCTTCGTAGAATCCGTCAATATAATCATCGTCTGCAATCGGTTTGTCATTCTCCCATTCTCCAACAATAAAGAAGTCAAAACCATTAGCCTTAGAACTAAATGTAAGTGTCTGTGGTAACTTATCATTTGCCTGTTTAGACCATTCTTTAGGCGGTAGCCATAATTTACTACCAACCATCTTTTTACCGTCTTTTAGGCTATACTGCACGTTTAATACAGCATTGTCCTGTGAGTCAGAACCATACTTTGCAATGATACTTGCCTTATCCATGTTAAGATTGCAATTATGCAAAATAGAGGGATACCATGTATCGCCCTGTTTACTCTCATATCTATTGAAAAGTGTAATTGTGTCGTTATACATCGTATCCCTCCGCTTATAATGCACCTGCTCTTTTAAAAGCTTTAAAAATCTTTTTAGACTGTAAAGCAAACCAGTCAATCATCTCTTCGTTATTTGCCCAACAATCCGTGTTGCAGGACTGTCCATCTAAACCACTTTCGTATAAGAAAGCGTGCATAATTTCATGCCTAAGCACACTTTTTTGAACCGATTCAATGTTATCCACAGAATCAACATTTTTTTCAAGAATTGCAACGACTATTGTTTTATTTGAATAATCGCAATAACCAGACAATTCTTGTAGTTTTTCATCTTCGTTCTCGTGTCTGAATCTGATTTTATATGTAGTTCCTAAAACATTTACTTTACAATCTTTCATAAATACTCCGTTGGGTACATTCCCATATACAGTAGGCTTACTCCGTTGGCATCTGCGACACCCGATAAGTAGTCTCTTATTGTGTCAGAGTATAACTGCTTTTGTGCTTCTTTGTCTGCCAAACACTTATCTATCAATGTAGCCGTGCCTGTATTACTGGAAGTCACATAGCTTATACTCTCGTTTCCTGCACTCTTAGATGCTACCTGCTTACTCATCACGGTCCCATCTTCTAACGTGATGTAACCTTGTGATGTTTCAACTCTTGCTTCTGCTTGTTCAATCTTATAAGCGATCGTCAAAAGCTCACAAACGCATCTTTTAACTGCTTCTGCATCACCTTCATCTGTTGGAAAAGCAATCTTAAGCTTTTTGACATTGTCCACGCCTGTTGTGGCATTATCTATCTTCTTGCAAGAATCCCAGACCAGACGATTAAAGTCTGCTTCTGGGATTGCTTTCTCTCCAAAAAGGGTTTTGTAATATTCATAGTCAATGTACGCCATGAAATCACTCCTTTTTATCCGTTGGATTTAATAACACCCATGCGGATATTCTTCTGGTTAAATGCTAAAGACCAGTTTGCTTTAGCTCCTAACTCTGCATTTGTAGGAGACTCTTTTGCAATCTTGTTAGCATTAATAGAAAATCCGTTAGGATGTAATACATAACCCTGTTTTGTATACAGCTTTTCAATACCGGCAGATGTTTCTGGATCGTAGTCTGTATAATAAGGATTTTCATAGTTTGTCTTATCACAAGTTAAGACTGAGCCTGTACCAAGCATATAAGTTTTGTATACTGGGTTTGTTCCTGTTGTATCAACTGTAAATCTGTCTGTTACCAGTGGGATAAATCCACCGATTGTAGGAAGATTTACTTCTCTTTCTACTGCGTTAGCAATAGTGTATTTGTTGTAGTCAACAAGTCCCATTGCTTTGTACTTTGCATAAATGTAAGAGTTTAATACAAGTAATCCCATCTTGTCAGCGGAATCTCCTAAAGCTTTCTGCTGTGCAAAGATAAGTGTTGTATCGTCAATTTTGTTTGCATCTCCTACAGTGCCCTCGCCAGTTAAAGATAAGTCTGTAATATGGTTTTCCATACCAGACAGGCTTAAAACTGCATCAACTGTAGTCATTAAGTCACGTGTTCTTACCTGCTTATAGAAGCTTGCAACAGAGTTTGCAACATGAGTCATAGGGTCTGCACCTGTTAACTCTTTTGTAAAGTCTTTTGATTTCCAAGCTTTCATTCTCTGGATTAACATACAAGTCTGTTTCTTTCCTGTGATTTCAACAGGTGTATTGTCTGTTTCTCCATCGTTGTTTAAAGCCTGTGAGTCCTGTTCATCAATCGGTGTATAGAACGGAATTGTTGCGACATTTCCTTTTTCTCCGATTAAATCCATGATTGTATTGTCCTGTGCTAACACACCAGATGCAATAATCGCATCATTCCATGTTGGGTTTTCTGTCATATAACGAGAAAATTCTTCTGGGTCAAAATAAAAACCGCCAAATAATCCTGTTCTTGGCATAAAAAAAGTCCTTTCTACCCTAAATAAGAATAGATAAGGACTTTTATTTGTCCCATCTACCTACAACTATTAAGGGATTTTTAGGTTAGCGGCTCACTTCCATATTGTGAGTCGGTATTATCTATCTGTCATTTAATAAGGTTGCATAGTAGTCTGGGTCCTCTGCCTTAAGCTTCATTCTTTCGTCTAAAGACATTTCCCTTAACTTCTGTGTTCCCTTTTTCTGCTCTCCGCTGTTGAACTTAGTTGTAAAGCTTGGGATATTAGGAGCTGGTGCTTTCTTTTCATCAACCAAGATGTTCTCAATTGGTTTCCCATCTTTAGTAGTAAGTTCTTTAAATACATCTTCTGCATTTTTCCCATTCTCTTCTTCTAACTTCTGAATCATCTGGGAACGGATAGAGTCTTCTGTGATTGCATTTACAAATTTTTTATCAGATAAGAAATCTTTTACCTTGTCTCTTAACTCTGTCTGCTTAGCTTCTTTTGCTCTTGCTTCTTTTTCGTCTGTAAGCTCCTGTGTTAATGTTGTAATCTTAGCCTTAAGACCGTCAACATCTTCTTTCTCTAATTCGGCTAATCTGGTCTGTACATCGTCTAAAGATATTTTGTATTCATCTTTTTTCTTTACCTGTTTATCGTAGTCAGCTACAGTCTTGTAATTTTCAGACATCTTCTTTTTCAGATCGGACTTTTTGTCCTCTGGTACTTCGATTCCTAATTCTGCTAAAATCTGTTCGTAATTCTGCATTGTATATCCTCCTATACGATATTTGTATACCGCTCGTCTGCGGTAATGGATTAAGACTTATATACCTAAGTCAAGGTAAAAGAGAAGAGTGGACTTGAACCACTCTTGAGCCTCTAACTCTCTCTTAAAACTTATGGAAGGAGGTTAGCTGATTGAATCACATGAGCATCAAACAATCTACTCTTTTATTGTAAGATACTGAGACTCTTTTTTTCTACTCATTTTTCTAATTTTTTTCACGAAAAAAGCACCATGCGACAACATGATGCTTCAACGTTTTTTAGAGGAGTATAAAAAAATTACAGCTCTACCAATAAATGTGTTAGAAAATAAATGCTATTGATCGCCACTTTTTGTGGCTAATGGAAACAACAGGATTCGAACCTGTGACCGTCTACTTATGAGGTGGATGCTCTAACCAACTGAACTATGTTTCCACGGACCTCGTTAGAAGTCCTGCTGTATTATGCTTTATAAAATCAATAAGAAAAAGGGTTGTAACATGAAAAATCTTCGAAACAAATCACATACTAGCAAGTAAAAAATGATTTATTCAACAACAACTATTATTGTAAATGCTATACTATGGATTTTTCAATACACTTTTCATAAGTTTTTTCAAAAATTTCTTTCTTGCATGGATAGATTTCTCCGTTTACGCCAGTGATAAGCATATCATCTTTTGTCATGAGAAAATCTCCCTCTAGTGTCGGAATGATATAAGAATTGCTGTCATATTGTCTAATGACATAACCATTGTATGTAAACTTAACAGGCATACCGTTAACCACAGTATCAGCGTTCTCTGCTCCGATTCTCATAAGATAATCAAACGTGATTGCTTCTATCTCAACAGGCTTCTTTACATATTTAGCCATACTTTCACTCCTTATTCTGCAATTAGCCATTCATTAGATAAGATATTGTTAAGTGTATATTCCACCATTTTTGTATCTCTAATATCTAATAAGTCTCCCTTTTCTCCGTTGTCTTTATCTCTGCACTGCATCATGATAGTTTCTTTTTCTGCATCCCAGTACCAGAAACCACCCCACGATGGAAGTTTTATTTTATGCCCTGCTTTCATTCTTTTAAATGCTTCTGCAAACGACATGCCGACATCTTCCACTACAAGCTGTACTCTATAGCCGTCCTTGTGTACGATTCCATCTTTTCCATCTGTAATGGATGCAATCAGTTCCCCATCTTTTGTGATATTTAACTCTTTAAAATTTATACCGTCAATTATCATTCTTGTTCTCCTTTACTTCTCGTGTGTGGTCAGTGCGTTTATTAACTCGTCTCGGGTTTTTTTTAGACCCTCGATGTTGTTCCCTGTGATTTTGTTCTCAATCAAATTAAACATACTTTTCATAACCAAATTAACATCGTTCTGTTGACTGTTAATTGTGTTGTAGTCACTGTTAAGCTTCCGTTTAATATCTTTGATGTCTGTCTCTATTGACGTTATACGTTGCTCTAAATCGTCCGTAGGCTTCTTGTAATGCTTATAGGCTTTATACAATACGCCTACAGCTCCACCAATGGTTATAATCCACCCACACGCAACCATGAATTGATTAATAGTTTCCAAATTATTTACCTCGTGCGTTATTATACCTAGTCGCTGCACCTCTAGCGGATGATGCTTGACTTCTGTCCCATCCTGCGGTGTTGAGTCTTTCGTTTTGTGTCTTAAGATTGTTCTGCTTGCAGTAATCTTTATAGGCTTGATTCTGTTTTTGCAACAGTGCAGCCTTTTTCTGATACTCCATATCAAGCTCATGCTTTAAAGCTTCATCTTTTGCATTATCCACAGCCGTTTTCATGCCGATTAACTGCCGTTTCGTCTTTCTGATACGTCTTTCAAGTTCTCGCTGTCGTTTCCGTTTCTCGTATTCTTTGCGATTCTCTTCGCTGTCAAAGCCATCAAACGGATTATTTATTCCATCCCCCGGACCGTGACTATGTCGGCAGTTCGCCCCATGGATTCCCTGCACGTTTCCCATACCGCAGACACTAAACGGTGGAAATCTTGGGTCATTACCGCTTTTGCTGTAAAACTTGCCTTGCCACCAGAAATGATTGGTCAAATTATCCCCACCGTTTCCGATTCTGGCTCCCAGATGGGCAGATGTTAGGATAATATCCCAATCCATCTCGTCCATACGTGCGTCTGTAATATCTGCTGCCATCTGGCTTACACCAGTACGGACCGCTCTCGCTGTAGCTGTCTCTATACTGTCTCTACGTCCACTTGGATAGGTTACGTCTGCCCCTTTGTCTATAATGTCGTTAACCGCTTCTTTGACAGCTTCTGTGTAGCTTGTTGTACCGCTTGCAGTTTGGTTATATGCCTTATCCACTGCATCTATGTAGTTATCGTGGCAGGCGTTCGGCATCGTACCAGTGTAGTTATGCATTTCTCCCTTGGTCTTTTCATAATTTCTTTGCAACAGTCTCTGTAGATAAGGACTTTCCCCGAGTGGTTTTGGTTCAAGACCTGCCTTTTTATACACTGCATCATCCCACTCTAAGGCTTTTATACCTGCTTCTTTCATGGTCCGTGCGATTGTATCAATTCCTATCTTTGTTGTTTGTGCTATCTCTGCCTGCACCGCTTGCAAGATATACCCTGCATCCTGCAATACATCCATCTGCCACTTGTCAATAGGCGTAAAAAGGTAAACTTCCCCACGTCCTAGCCTTATCATCATTCGTTCGATAATCACAGATACAATTTTGTTATGCAATTCTTCCGCCTGCTTCTCTGCTTTCTCTGGCACATACCATAAGTAATCTGGCGTTAGCATTATTCTTCATCTCCCCCGAATAAGTCTGGTTCTTTTGGCTGTGCTTCTGCTACTAATGCTTTCGCTTCTTCTTCGCTAAATCCCTCAAATTTGACTAAGTAATACCAGAATGGGACTTTCCCTGCAACGGTAAAGCTATACCATCTTGATCGGTCCTCATTTTCGTTGTATGTAATATCCCCAAAGTCAAACACTATTTCATACGTTCCAACAGGGGATAATTGATATAAGTCTGCAAATATACTAAGTGCATTTATTAACTCATTCATGCACTTTTGTAATTTATCTCTCATATCCTTAACCGTCTGAATAGTTCTCTGCTGATCTGCTTCTACCCATGTAGCTGTTTGTATACCTGTTTTTTCATTGAATACAAAGTAACCATTGGAAAATCCGCATTTATATCCAATTTGACTTAACAATGCATTGATACCCTCTATTCTTGCAGATGTATTTAAGGATGGATTTACTTCTTGATAAAATCCATCCATTCCAGTCCCGTTTACGTTTTTAACGTATTCTGGTAATTTTAAACGCTTCTTGTTTCGTTCAACACCTGCCTGCATATCTTTCACAGGTGCGCCACTTTCCATGAGCCTGTCAGAATCAATAAGAACCATTCGCCTACTATCAAAAATTTCTGTTGCGTTTCTGCTGTATGCTATATCTAAATCCTTTAATTCTTCTATAGCATCATAGAAGATAGGTAATCCAAGACTTGAATCCTCATCTACACTATTTGCTTGTGGTGTCCGCAACACTCCATATAATCGTTTACCATCTAAGTTTGCGAGTCCTACATCTTCAAGTTCGCCTTTCCAAGGTGTCTCGTCTATGTCTATAGGCTTTCCTGTATCATTTGCATCTTTAGAAGCATAACAACGATTAGTTATCTGATACACATCTTCGATATAACGATGATATTCAAGTTTTGTGTAGTATGTTCTACCATCCCCAGACACTTCCCTGTTGATAAACACAATACCTTGAATCTCTCCGTTGCTCTCATCTGTTACAATAAAATCTTTAGGAGTTATAAGGTCTACACTCTTGCCGTTTGGTTTAAGTATTACGGTACCGTATGCACACGCAAATTCTGTCCAGTGCCTTATCTCTCCAAGCACCTTGTTAATTTGTTTCTGTAACCAGTCAGCTCTTGCACTACCGTCAACAGTTATTCCTATCGCCAATGTTGTAAGACGTCCCATTTCCGAGCAAACAGCTTTTGCAAAATTAACAGTCTTGATATGTTCATCATCATCTAACCAGTATGGCATACCTTTATAGATATACATACATTTTTCTACTGTCCTCTGCATTTCCAAAGATGTTACAGTATTAACTTTAAAATCGTCTCTTGCCCTTTGTCTAAAAAGGGCACTCAATATCTCTTTCATTCTGCTTATTATACCCATCTATTCCACCGCTATCAGTTTAACGTTTCCGATTTTTGTTTCTATATTTCCTTGTATCAAATCGCCATTAATCGTAAGCCAAACACCACCATCATGGATAGATATTTTTTCTATATTCTCGATGCTTAACATTACATTTCCAATTTGTATACAAGTTACATCTTTTAAATTTATCATCATTATGCGTTCTCTCCTCTCCTCATGATCACTCTGTTGTATGCGTATCTCAACGAATCAATAGCATGATTGTCTCTGTCGGGGTATCCGCTTATTATATTACCGTCTTTGTCTCTATCATACTCATACGTTGTAATTTCTTTGTATGCGTATGGTGTTCTCCGCGGGTCAATTACAATCTTCCTACGTTGTAGCCACTTCATGCCGTATTCAACTGACCCCGGACCTTTAACTGCTGCCTGTGTCACAAGACCTAAGTTTCTATAGTCCTCTACAGATTTAGGCTCTGCACTATCACAAATGATCGCATAATCGTTATAGCCTTTTTTCTTTATCCAGTCGGCTGTCTGCTCGTTTGACCGCTTATTTACACAATGTTCGTCTATAAAATAGATCGTTTCTCTTGCCGCATCGTAGTATGTCCTCGTAAATGCGTACTTATCTGGATACCATCCCCAGTCAACGCCTTGATATATGCGGTCCATCTGTGCTATTTCTTCGTCTGTAATTTCTCTTACTTCTACATACTCGAACACTGCCCCACCGTTACCGTTAGCAATGCCCATGTATTCATGTTCATATGCTTCTGGTCTAATTTCTTTTAGGTGCTCCGCTTCTTCGATAAACGGTTTACCTAACCACTCTTTAGGTACGTCTAGATATGTGCTTCTTACAATCATTCTGTTGTCTTTTGGTTCTTGCAAATATTGATTTGCCCAATTGTTAGCACTTTTCGGTGGGTTGAAGCTCTTAAATATATATGCCTTATCTCCACCACGAATAGCGGACTGTTCAATATTTCTCACTGCTTCGGGTCCTGCGAACTGGTCCAGTTCTTCAAACCACAGTATGCCGATATATCCGAACTCTGGGGAAATTGATTTAATCTTGTCTGGGTCATCAGCACCACGAAAATATACTTTTTGCCCTGTGTCTTTCATGGTAATTTCATAAGGCGAGCTTGTGTACTTATATTCTTTTTCCGTGAACTCCTGCTTTGTTATTGCCCACTTAGTTTTAGCATACACAGAATCCTTTACAGTGTTGTACACCTGTCTTACAACAAGTGCGTGCATGTTATGATCATTCCTCATAAGCTCCGTTATAATGTTAGGTATCGTAGAAGATTTACTCGAACCACGTCCCCCCGGTAATACATATTCTGTATGGCCATGATTCCTTATATCTCTAACCATCGGGTGAAACACATCGGGGATTATATCAAGATCCATGTGGTACGTCTTATTCCTTAGTGCTTCTTCTCTTGCTTTCTTTTCTTCCTCTTCCTTTGCCTGCACTGTCAAAGCCTTTTCTAAGTCGTTCATGGCTTTTAACTGATCTGGGAAGTCTGGCGTAAATCCAAAGGAATCTTGCAACGCACCAGTAGCGATCATTGACCGTCTCCGCTGTATGTCTGCAAGACTCATAATATCAAACCCTTTTTCTTTGTCTAAGTCGGCTTGTAGTTTAGCAATATATTCCTTTACTCCACGTTTTTCCAAGATATTCTTTCTTGCGTTCTTTGCTGTTGCTTGCGAATATCCCGCATCTATTGCCGCTTGATAATCATTCCCACCGTTTTCTATCCATGCATGAGCAAATGTTCTTTGCTTCTGTGTAAGTTCATCCCGCATTTATTTGCCCATTCCTTTCTCGTATACTTGCCCATATATCAGACAGGCATTTAATTATGTCCACTTGTGAAGCGGTTCTTAGTATCTCGTACCGTGTATCTCTCCAACCTTTTCTTGTGTTCTCATATGCTTTTATAGACAGGATGTACATTGTTATCATTCGTTTCTGGGCCTCTGAATAGAATTGTGTTGTGTCTAAGCTTATTACAAATCCGTTTGATACTATTGCTCTTTGTAGTTTTCGCATAATTCTATTTAGATTCATCTTCTCACATCCTTTCTAGGTTTATATATATTTAAACAGACCGTTAGGCAAGCGTCACATCTCTTGCATCTCTTTTAACCCATAGGGTGCGTGGTTGCAACGAAATTTACCACCTCTAACGATCTGTTATTATCTCTTATATTCTTTTGTACTTGGATTCCTGCTTCTATATTTGTCGCAGGTGCATAGATATGCATTGTATATTCTGTCATACTTGCCTACGTTACACATATAGTAGTTCTTTGTATTACTTCCTAGTAGATACATACATTCAGCACAGCATATACTTCTATCTTCCATTCTGCACTTCCTCTCTATATCTGTAGCATACGCACATATGACTACACTTAATATTTACTAGGACAACTTCTGTCTTGTTGTCGGGTATAGCTCTTCTCTTTGTCTCCGTCACGATCTCGCAATGTACGCAATCGTTACAGCAATTCTTTAGTTTGTTATTAATCAAAAAAGACACCTCCCAACTATGGTTATTATCTAATATAATTATACCATAGTAGAAAGTGCCTTTGTTTACACTCTTTTTATTAATGCCTTTTATCCTTTACATACTCTTTATGCTCTTCCAGAAATTTTCCGAACATTTCTTTTTCAGCTTTCTCTCTTGCTTCTCTTGCATCTTCCTTATTGGCGTATCTGCCCAAGTAATAATTCTTACCCTTAAATTGTATCTGTGCCACCCATTTATTTCTGCTTTTATCCCAAGACACCCCTTTTATTCCAGAAGTGTTCGTCTTTGGTTTCTTCATCGTCAGACTTCTTATACTCGTTCCGTCAATGCACTGTTTCTTTGTTTCTGCTGCCATTCTTTTGCCTTGCTCTATTTCATGCGGCTTTCTCAGGCATCCGCAGCTTTGCACTCTTCCTTTTGTAAGGCTTCCGCTGTCAACAAAATTTACGTTCCCACAATCACAAATGCACTTCCAAATAATAGCACCATTCGATGCTTTTCTATTCGTTGGTTCTATCGCTGTTAGCCTGCCAAATTTTTTACCAGTTAGGTCATTCATCTTTATTCTGGTAGTGCATCCACAGTTTTTCCCATTTTTTATGTGTTCTGCTCGTGTTATGAATGTTTTCCCGCATGCAGGGCAGACAACTTTTGCCATTGTTCTTTTGTTTTCTCTGTAAACTTCTAATATTTTAAATCCATTTACCGTCTTGCCCTGCATTTCTAACCATTTTGTTCTCATATTAGAACTCCTGCACATCTGTCACTTTTAAGTAGAAAGCTTCTTCGGCTTCGTCCTCTCCATTATCTGTTGTGATCTCAAAGAAAATCTGTACTTCGCACTCGTTAGAGTCTGTAGCTGTATACACGACATTTCCGTCCTGCTTAATGTCTGCTGTTACTCCATCATCAAATACACTGTAGTATCCAGATTCCATCATGAAGTTATCTAAATCTGTGAAGCTCATTTCCTCATTTAATAATTCTTTTTTGATTTCTTCTACGTTTAATTTTTTCATGACTCATATCTCCTTTTCTTTTTTGCCGTTTCCTTTAACTGTCTTTATTATACATAATATCTATGCATAAGTCAACACTTTTTAGATAAAATATTTTATTTTTTCATCGTCTGTTATTTCTATATCAATTACATCATCTACATTTTTTCTAAGCATACAACAAATAGCATTGAGACTTTTCATGTTTATTGGTTCTCCTCGCTTTATCTTTGCAAGCGTTCCCTCGCTTAAATACTTGTTTTTTCTTATTATATAAGAAGTATACCCTTTTTTCTTTAATTCTTCCTGCACATCTAATTTGTATTTTATCATCGTTTTTCCCTCCTTTTACATCATTATATCATACTCATAATTTTACATCAAGAATTTTATACATAAATTTTATGCACTTTTCTATTGACGTATGCATAGATTTTATGTATAATAAAAGTAAGTTAAGAGAACAAAGAAAACAAGAAAAGGAGAAAAGAAGATGAAAGAATTAAGAAAAGAAATTGAAAAGTTAGTCGAAAATGAGGACTTCGTTTCCTACGAAGAATTTATTTACGAACTGGAAGAAGAAAAAGAAGAAGTTAAAAAATATCTCGAATGGAGAGCAAACGGTGGGAAGATGAACACTGAAACACTTCCAGACGGATATGTAGAAGCTTGTAAGAAAATTTTAGAAAGAATTTAGGAGGTTGAAAATCATGGATTATTACAGAGGTAGAAAAATCGACAAAAAATTTAAAGAAGAGGTTGCTAAAAATTCAGCAATCCGAGGTTATAAAAATGCGGTAAAAATTTTCATTTACCGTCAAGATTTAGAAGCTTCTTTACTTTTTGATGAACTAGCTGATAATCTTTCTAAGCTTGGTTTTAGCTTGGAAGAAATCGAAGCTTTAGAACTCGAAGCCTATGACGAAAGAGAAAAAGAGCTAGAAAAATTCGATAAGGAACACCCTAACTGGGAGCAACTTATCAATGCATAACATACACCACCCACCCCGGAGGTTACGAGGGTAGAAAGTTGGGAAATATGACTAAGAACGCAGAAAAGAACGCAAGAGCCATGTTAAGCATATTATCAACCGAACAACTTATAAAAGAATTTGACATGACCGAAGATGTACCAATCAGCCTCGAATTATCCATGGTTCGTGGTTGGATTATGGATGAACTAGAAAAGAGAAATCCAGAAGCTTTTGACAAGTGGTTAGATTTAGACTATCCAGATAATAAATCATTAAAAAAATTGTATTTGAACGCATAGAATAAGCCGTAGGAATTAACCTACGGCTCTTTTTTATATCACGTCAAAAGGCACTGACAGACGTTCTAAGACATTTATATAACTTAATGTGTGGTCTTTATCCTTGCACTGGATATAAGGGATATATGAGGGGAGTATCCCAAAGTTTGTGTAAACCTTCAAACTGATGTAAGATAATATTACTC